CGTGTGTCGTATGCGCGGGGCTCGACACGCCGATTGATTGGGAGAAACGATGAAACACTTGACAATCCGATTTCTCATTTCTACAATCGTCTTTTGTAGTTCTCTTTCGTTGGTTGATAGTTACAAGATATATGCAAAAACGAAAATCGGTAGTTCTAAACAATTCAAATGCTTAAATAAATTATGGATAAAAGAGAGTAACTGGAACCCTTCTGCAAAACTAGGTTCACACTATGGAATACCACAAGGTAGATCGATCTATCTAAAGACGGCTGATCCCTATGAACAGATTGATTGGGGATTGAAGTATTTAAAGAACCGTTACTCTAAAGACTTCGCTTGTGAAGCTCTCGCTCACATGAACGCGAAGGGATATTCATGAGCAAGTCAGCTCTCAAGCACAATGGCTCTACTACTCTTTGGCGCAAGATCAGACAGCGCGTGTTAGATCGTGACGCTTGGACTTGTCAATACTGTGGACTCGAAGCAAACTCGGTTGATCATGTAATCCCTAGAAGTCTAGGCGGTGGAGATGACGACTGGAATCTGGTTGCTAGCTGTATGAAATGTAACTTATCCCGTAGAAGCCTTCAGAGCCCTACTAGGGGCTTTTTTAATACCGGGAAAACACCACCGACCCCTCATGGTCTTTTCTCACCGCAAAACGGCTCACAACCGACGGAATCGGTAAGTCATGACAAAGCATAGGAGCGGCTTGGTCGTAGTCGGTGATGATCCGGCTGATCTGGGAGTAGGCGGTGTAATTTACGGTTACAACACGCCAAGAATCCACTCGCCGCTTAACGATCTCCCGTCAAAAGGCTCAGAGCTGATCGAATTTGCAAAGGAAATCGGGCTCCCGTTGTTGCCGTGGCAGGAGTGGATCGCCGAACACGCGCACAAAGTCAAACCCGATGGACGGTGGAAACACTCGAATATCTGTGTCGTCGTAGCTCGTCAGAATGGAAAATCGACGCTGATGATGGTGCGAATCATGGCTGGAATGTATCTGTGGAACGACGGACTCCAAATCGGCTCAGCTCATCGGCTCACGACATCGCTGGAGACTTTCCGGCACATCGTCAACCTAATCGAATCCAATGATCGACTAGCTGAGGAAGTTAAGAAAATTCGATGGGCTCACGGAGCCGAGGAAATTGAATTAAAGAATGGAAATCGCTACATCGTCAAGGCGGCGAACGCGGCGGCGCGTGGAATCTCAAAGCCGGAAACGGTATTTATGGACGAGCTTCGCGAACACAAAGACGAGGACGCTTGGGCTTCAATGAGATATACCATGATGAGCGCGAAAAATCCGCAGGTCTGGACACTTTCGAACGCCGGGGACAATCACTCAATCATTCTCAACCAGCTTCGAGAGCGTGGTCTGGCGGCGGCGGCAGGTGGTGACGATGAGATCGGCTATTTCGAATACTCAGCTCCAGCCGGTTGCCGGATTGATGATGTCGAAGGTTGGCGTCGCGCGAATCCATCGCTAGGTCACACGATTCACATTGACAATCTGAAAGCGGTTCTTAATGATCCGATCGATGTAGTTCGCACCGAGGTTCTTTGCCAATGGGTCGAGACGATCAATCCTTGCATTCCTCCGGTCGAATGGGCGAACGCCGGAGATTCTGATGTTGCACTTGATCCGGGAAAGACAGTCTGGTTCGGCTTGGATCTATCTCCAGATCGCAGAAATGGCGCACTCGTAGCCGCTCAAAGATTAGACGATGAGAAATTTCAGATCCAGCTATTGCACACTTGGCACAATCCAATTTCACTCGATGATAAACAAATTGCAAACGATATCGCGCCATATGTCCGCAAGTATTCAGTCGATCAGATCGTATTCTCGAAGCGAACCGCGTCAGCGGTAGCGGCTAGGCTTATCCCTGCCGGATTTCCGGTGATCGATTGCGATGGCGCGGAGTACGCGCAAAGCTGCGACGAATTTCTTGGATCGATAACTTCGGGACGGCTTGTCCATTCAAACCAAGCCGAACTCACGAAACAAGTTCTTTCAGCGGTACGGCTTCCCTATGGTGACGGGGCTTGGGTAATTGGTCGCAAGGCTTCAAAGGTCGCTGTATGCGCGACGGTTGCGTCGGCTCTGGCGACACATTACGCGACACGCCCGGAGACGGAGATTGACATTCTCGTCGGTTAGGAGTAGCGGATCGCCTAGAATTGCGGCATGAAATTATGGGACGCAATAGTTGGTGCGCCGGATTTAACTTTTCAAGCTCAATCCGCTCCGATCGATATTTCCGCCGCTGATCTCGCACCGTTCAACACAGCCGACACACGAAACGCATTCTTTGGATCGCAAGTGGCGACACGCGCTCAGGCGATGTCCGTCCCGGCGATCAGTCGCGCCAGATCGATCATCTGTTCAACGATCGCAAGTTTGCCAATGGAACAGAGAATAAAGTCAACCGGCGAACGCGTCGAAACAGCCCGAGTCATAAATCAACCAGATCCTCGCGTTCCCGGTTCCGCTGTCTACGCATGGCTCGCCGAGGATTTATTGTTCTACGGTTACGGCTACCTAATGCAAATGGATTCTTACGCCGAGGACGGCAGATGTCGATCAGCTCAAAGAATCGCTCCGACTCGCGTCTCGATCGTTACAAATGCGAACGGAACCGAGATCACCGGATATCGCGTCGATGGAACTCCCGTCCCGGCATTCGGTAACGGATCTCTAAAAGTATTTTACGGACTAGACGAAGGTCTACTTAATCGCGCCGGTCGCACAATTCTCAGCGCGGTCGAGCTTGAAAAGGCGGCTTTACTTTACGCAAAAGAGCCCGTCCCGATGATGGTATTGAAATCCAACGGAACAGCACTCCCGGCAGATCGCGTGACAAAGCTTCTCGACGCTTGGCGCACAGCTAGATCAACACGCGCGACGGCGTTCTTGAATGCCGATGTTGAATTGACATCACTTGGATTCGATCCCGAAAAATTACAGCTCAACGCGGCTCGTCAATACATCGCGCTCGAATGCGCTCGCGCCGTAGGGATTCCAGCCTACTTCTTGGGAGCCGATGTCAACACGCTCACATACTCGAACGCTGTATCCGAGCGGAAATCTTTAATCGACTTCAGCTTGAGAAATATCATGACGGCGATTGAGGAAAGACTTTCACAGTCCGATTTCGTAGCTTCTAACACGGTTATTCGCTACGACTTTGACGACTTCTTGCGCGGTTCAGCCCTAGAACGCGCTCAGATTTACGAAATACTAAATCGAATTGGCGTGATGAGCGTCGATGAAATCCGACGAGATGAGGAACTAATTTCATGAAGCTAGAAATCCCAATCCAGATCACAGCCGCCGATTCAATCAAGCGAACCATCGCAGGTCGGATCGTGTCATTCAATGAGACGGCTAACGCTTCAACCGGAAAAGTGATGTTCAAAGACGGATCGCTCACTCCAACTCCGGTCAAACTAAATCTCGAGCATGACGGAACCCGTCCAATCGGAAAAACTCTTTCAATGGATTTCTCAAGCGATAACACAGCGATCGACGGCGTGTTCAAAATTGCCAATACAAACGCCGGATCCGACGCGCTTGTCGAGGCTCAAGATGGACTCCGTGACGGATTCTCAGTCGAAGTTATGGCTAACGAATTTACTTATGACAAAGCTGGAACGATGGTCGTCAGTTCAGGAGAGATCGTCGGCGTGGCACTTGTCACGAATCCAGCATTCAAATCAGCTCGCGTCTCAGATGTAGCCGCGACCGAAGCAATACCAGAAGCTTCTGACACACCGTCAGAGGAAACACAAACAGAAGGAGACGAAGTGTCCGACTCAATCGTCAACGAAGCTCCAGCCGTCGAGACGGTTGAAGCCTCTCGGAATGTCCAAGCAACTGGAACTCCACTTGCTTACTCAGCACCTCGCTTGGAGTTCACAGCTTCCAAGTATCTTGAAAGCAAAATCAAAGCCGCTCTCGGTGATGAATCAGCTCGTCAATATGTTCTTGCCGCCGCTGATACAACCGACAACGCTGGACTCGTTCCAACCCGTCAACTAACCGAGGTCATCAACGGTCTCGCAAATGTAACCCGTAGCAATATCGACGCGATATCTCGCGGAACTTTGCCGGACGCTGGAATGACCTTCGAGATTCCTAAAATTACAGTCATGCCGGGAATGGGTACAATTTCCGAGGCAGGTACTCCAACAGATACCGATCAGAATGCCGCCTTCGTTTCAGTTTCAGTTCTTAAAGCGGCAGGTCAACAGACATTTTCGGTAGAGCTCCTCGACCGGTCAAATCCACTTTTCCTTTCGGAATTGATGAATAACCTCGCCGCGCAATACGCAAAAGTAACCGACACAGCCGTCAACGCCGCTTTGATTTCTGGCGCAACAGCCGACGCAACCACAACCACAACTTATCCAACAGCCGCCGAGCTTCTCGGTGTAGTAGCTCGCGGAGCCGCTTCGGTATATTCCGGAACTCAAGGATTCGCTCGCAATATCATTATGAACACTTCACAATGGTCAAATGTCATGACATTGAATGACAGCGGTCGTCCAATTTACAACGCACAAGTTCCACAGAATGCCGGTGGATCCGTAGCACCTACATCAGTCCGCGGAAATGTCGCCGGCTTGGACTTATTCGTCACAGCTAACACAGCCGCAACAACCGACACCGATGGATCGATTTTGATCGTTAATCCTTCGTCTTACACCTACTACGAGTCTCCAACTTACGAACTCCGCGCAGATGTAATCGCAAGCGGTCAAGTGAATATCATGATGTACGGCTACTACGCAATCGCAACCAAGATCGGCGCAGGAGCGTTCAAAAATAACAAGGCGTAATCGCCTTAACCCTTAGACATGAGTCCGCCGCTCCCGACGGGCTCAGCAGATTGGAGATGAAATGCCAAGTATCGTCACAGCTTCACAGCTTCGCGCGGTGCTTGGTGTTTCGTCGTCTCTCTATGATGACAATTATCTAAATGACATAATCGACACAGCCGAAGGGGTAATCCTGCCGCTATTGACAGCGCACACAGTCGCCGTCACTCATGTTGAAATCGAATCAAATGTCGCATATTTCACAACTCAACGACCACATCAATTCGTCGTCGGTCAGTCAGTTATTATCGCTGGAGTCGTTCCGTCAACTTTCAACGGGACTCGCGCCGTAACCGACACACAGCTCACGCCGTATATTTTTACGCAAGCTCTAACCAATGCCGACATCACACTTCGCGCAAGCATTCCAGCCGGGACAGCGACACTCTCCGGTCAAGCCGCCGCCGTGATCTATGTCGGGAATTCAAATGTTGAATCGGCTGTCTTAAATGTTTCAGTCGAGGTCTTTCAATCCCGTGTCGCTCCCGGTGGTCAGATCGAAGGCGTCGATTTCGCCCCAAGCCCGTTCCGAATGGGTCGCAGTCTCTACAACAGGATTTCGGGGCTCTTAGGAAATTTGGTTGATGTCGATTCGATTTGCGGATAGTTATGCCAGCCTCATCGATCTCCGCTGATGTTCGTGGAACCCTTGCAACAGCTCTCGCAAGTGTCGCAGGTAATGTCTACTCTTATGTCCCAGAGGCAATAATTCCGCCAGCGGTGGTCATCGTTCCGTCATCGCCCTATATGGAAATCAATCTCATCGGCAAGTCATCGATCAAATTACTTCTCAACTACACGATCACGGTTGCCGTTGCGTACAACTCAAATCCGGGATCTCTTGACAATCTTGAAAAACTAATCCTTCAAATTCTGGCGGTCATTCCGTCAGGGTATATCGTCGGACAGATCGAGCGTCCGACTGTTACATCTGTCGGAGCTAGTAATTTACTCGCCGCCGATATCAATGTCTCCACCTACTACACCCAAACCAACTAAGGAGAAAGAATGCCAACGACCGTCATCACCGGACGCGATCTTGTCTTGACGATCGCTACCGTTAATTACGACGCACAAGCTACCAGCGCAATTCTTACCAATGCGCCAGTCATCGACACATATCAGACACTCGATGGCAAGGCTTACAAACACATCGACGATCAATGGACTTTCGATGTTGAAATGCTCGCAGATTGGGGAGCCACAAGCTCTTTATCAGAAGCACTATGGACAGCCGCCGACACAGCACCAAACACAACTCTTGCCGTCAGCCTTACAGCTACAACCGGCGCGGTCTTTGCGTTCAATGTTATGCCGGTGTATCCATCAGTAGGCGGAGCGGCTCCAGGAGCCCAAACACTGTCACTATCATTCTTGGTTGTCGGCACTCCAGCCGATACATTTAGCTAAAAGGGAGATCGGGAGATGAAGCTAGAAATCACTATCGAACACCATTCCGGGGAGTCAGCCGTACACACGGCGAGCGTCCCGGAGTGGCAGAAATGGGAGATCAAATTCGGTCGAACAATTCAAGACGCACACAACAATCTCGGAGTCAATGACATTCTGTTCTTGGCGTGGAACGCGATGAAGCGTGAAGCCGCCGGAAAGGCTGTCAAGCCCTTCGAGATATGGTGTGAGACGGTCTCGGATTTCTCGATCGGAGATGAACTCCCAAAAGACACACAGCCGGAAGTTTAGGACGGTTACTCGTTGAGCTAGCAATAGCGACGGGAATCCCAATGAGCGAATGGCGAACGGCAGAGGATATCCTCACGGCGATCGAAGTATTGGAGAAGCGAAATGAGCGTAGAAATCGCATATGACAAAGCTCAACTTCGCTCGATCACAAAATCATTCAAAGCGATGTCCGATGAAGCGATCGAAGCCGCCAAGCGTGAATCCTCAGCCCTAGCAGAATTTTTACAGCTTAAAGTCAGAGAGACAGCTCAAACCCGAACCGTCGCCGGTGCGGCTGTCCGTCGTGTAGCTGACGGATCAAGGGTTGCGAAGTCGTCCAAGATCGGGGAAGTCTCGTTCGGCTTCGCAGCACAAAAGTTCTCCGGTGGTGGTACGACTCAAAAGCTCTGGGCTGGACTTGAATTTGGTTCTAATCGATACAAACAATTCCCAAGACGCACTCCTAAACTTGGCGGCGGATCTGCCGGATACTTTATTTATCCAACACTTAGATCGATCCAACCGGAATTGATTGACAAATGGGAACGGGCATTCGATCGAATCTTGAAGGAGTATGACTAAATGGCAGGTTCACGCACACTCAAACTCTCGATCCTTGCCGACACAGCCGATCTCGTTAAAGGACTTAAACAAGCCGAGGACACATCAAGCACATTTGGCGACAAGCTAGGCGGAGCGTTCCGAGCTGTTGGAACAGCCGCAATCGCCGCCGGAGCCGCGATCGGTGCGTTAGCTGTTAAATCCGCCATCGATGGAGTCAAATCAGCAATCGAGGACGAAGCCG